AAGTCTACTTCATCCGGATATTTTTGACCTGACATTGCTTGACATAAATCATCTGAATACTTTAATAATAACACATTAATATTTAATTCTGCTAAATTGCCCGTATCAATTAACTCTTTAGTAGATGTCACCTTTATAATCTTACCAAATAATCCTTCTAATACAAGTTGATGCGTTTGTGTTCCATCTAAAGTACCTGTTGTTCCAAACCTATATTCCGTATCTCTCATTTTACTTAATATAGAAGTTAATGATTTAGCTTTAAAATTATGTGCTTCATCGCCAAAAACACATCCAAATTGTTCAAACCAAGATCCAGGCATTTTATAGATTGATTGCCACGTACTTATTATTATCTTTTCTTTATCTGCAAACTTAGGTCTTCCAGCATATATCCTATGCATGCATGAATCTTCAAATCCAATATCATCTGTTGAATAATCAATAAAATCAGAATACATTTGCTGAACTAGCGATGTTGTTGGAACTACAATCAATACTCTTTTATTATAATTTTCTAAATACCAACGCGTAATACAATATATAATAAGTGATTTACCTGATGCTGTAGGAGATAATAAAAGAGCTCCTTTATTTGTTAAACAATACTCTATTGCTTTATATTGATAATCTCTTATTTTTATTTGTTTGCCATTGGCAGTTAAATTATAAGAATTTAAAAAGCCCATATCTATATCTTGATCAGTATTAGGATAACCATAATAAGCATCGTGTTCAAGTTCTATCTTGTAATTTCTACCTTCAACTCCGGCGAATTCTTCAATATAAGGATATAAACCAGCATATAATTCTTTATTATGAATATTGAAAAGACGTATTTTTCCATCCCATACTTTATTCCTATATGAAGGCATAAATTTATACCCTGGAACAAAGAAAGTAAAAAAGTCACTCAACTCATTAAGAGCTGAAGGTTCGCCATCTACGGTTATGAACGCGTGATTTTTCTTTTTTACTTGTAATATAGACATTATACGCCAGATGTAAACTTACGCCATTCAATCATATTTTTAATTGTTTGGTGTCGCCACTTTATGCTTTCTAATATTTCTTTAAGAGTATCTGACTGTGTTTTGTACAGTTCTATTTTAGCTAATGCATCTTGAATATGCTTATCAGAATCATAGTAATAATCCATTTCTCCCTTTAAGATCTTTAAACCATCTAATGGATCATAACTCCATCCTAACTGATCTATTTTTACTTGTGGCATTTTGCCATTATACCAAAGCCACTTATCTCTTAAAAGTACTTTAAAATCTAATTCTAATTTTTTTACATGCAGTTTTGCATGAGAATGTAGTTCTAAATATTTCGAGTGAAGTTTAGCTGCATCTCTTGATGCATTATCGAGATTCATTTCATCGATTTGAGAGTCACGCTTCCACAACTCATGTATTTCATCTAACGTCATAATATATCCTTAGTTGTAGTATTATCTATACGAATTTGTAATAGGAATAATTGAATGATGTAATAGCAGTGAGATACTCTACATCTGTTGCATTAGTAGTAAAAGGAAGTGAACTAATAGAAATAGGATAAGCATCTACAAATTGAATCTGGGTTCCTACGTTATTATGGCTTGTAAGAATTTGTAGTGTTAAATCTCTTGTTTTTCTTTCATTATATGTAGTTCTTCCAATTTTTTTATCTGGTTCTGTTATTAACCCAACAATCCAATCGTGTATTTCCTTATAATTTATCATATCTTCATCAACGAGAAATGCGACTTCTAAGGGCGCATATTCTAGTTTATCAGGCATAGTAGTAATGTTCCTTTGTTTATACATCAAAGGTGCACCTGCAGTAGATACATCTGGAAGTGCTGCAGTTTGAACAAAATACTGAGCATTTTTATATTTCATATTATCGATTAGTAATCTAAAACCAGTAGGATTAACAAAGGTAGTTTCATCCTGAGTTGGTGCTACGTAGGTATCAGTAAAATTAACCGTTGGTGTATATGGCATTAATCGTCATCCTCGTAAATAAAAATATCTGGTTTAGCATCTTTTCTTTTATATTTAAATCTCCATAAAAGAACAGTCAAATGCATTTTAAACCATTTCCTTATTCTATTTATATAAGTTATCATATCCATCTCTTATTTTCTCAAAAATATATCTCTGACCATCTTTGTTTGGATGTCTATCAGGCTCTCCAGTACGATCACGTTCTTCACCTGTTATTGCATCAATACATTGTTTATTTGCATTGTTTTTCCGCGATTTTTCATTATAATCTAAAGTAAATCCATCTCTAGCTAGCTCTAGAGAAACAGGATCTATTCCGTCTTTTTCTTTCATATGCATTTTATCCCATACATAAATTCCTCCAGCTAATGGAATAAACGGTGCACCCCAAAACTGTTCATCATCTTCTATTTTCTCCATTAGTGAGTATTCTTCTATAATTTTATATGTAGCATAAATTACATCTAGTTTTCTTTTTGTTTTACTTTTTTCAAAATTCAGCAAACCTGTTATATAGCCTGGAGGTCGTGAATTATCAGCTAGGCCAAAATCTTGTACTGTATTAACAGGGTGTAATAATTGAAATACGAATAATTTTATACCATTTGCTTTAGCAGCTTGTTGTATAGCGTACATACAAGTAAAAGCGGTTTTAACTGTTGCTTTATAAATCTCTTCAGGATATTCTTTTCGAAGTTCATTCCATGCATACATGCCTGGTTTACCTCTGCCCAAAAAATGTGGAGGATTATTTTTTGTCAAACCATGCATATAAGGAAACATAAATCGAGACCAGCTACTCATTCCTATAGTTATAAGTTCAATATCTTCACCGTATTTAGCAATTGCTTGTAATGTACGAGTTAAATGATTTATGGGCCCATCGCCACTCTTTGCACAATTAATTAATTTTAAACCAGCATGTTCTGCTAAATGTTGATCCCACCATTTAAATCCAGATGGGTTGTCTATACCATAGGTATGATTAAAAAAATCATGATCAGTAAAACTGCATCCTGTACTAATACACAGCGACCGCATATTTCTTACTCCAATTTTCGGCATCTTTCCATGTATTTATAATGGGTTCGCCTTTTATGTTTAACGATGTATTAAGTAGCATAGGACACCTACTCATCTTCCACCATTCTTCTAATATGGGTCTTAATATAGACCTACAGTTCTTTTTTACTACCTGCACGCGCGCAGACCCGTCCACGTGCGTGACAGATTTTAGATCATGTTTTGCTTTTGCAACATATTGCATGTATTCATTCATTGGTCCTTCGAAGTATTCATCAGCAAATTCTTCCAAGATTGCAGGTGCAAAGGGTCGAAATTTTTGTCGTTTTTTAATAGTGTTAACAGTTTCTGCAATATTCTTTCTAGGATCAGCAAGGAAGCTCCTATTGCCCAAACTACGAGGACCGAACTCTGCACGACCATGAGCAACACCGCAATAGGAATGCTTATAGATATGTTCAGCAACCTTACTAGGCGAAACATTAACTTGAATGTCATGTCCAAGATACACATCTTTCCATTTAATTGGTTTATCCAAGTATGCTGCAGCCGCACCTAAACTAGCACCCGCATCACCGGGATTAGGCATCATCCAAATATCATCAAATAGATATGTTATTTTACTGTTAGCAACACAGTTCAATGCAACTCCTCCACCATAACAAAGGTAACTTGAATATTTTCTAGCCTTTTGCATAATTTGAATAATCTTATTTTCTATTAACCATTGAGCAGATGCTGCGATGTCTTCATTGCGCGCATTTGGTAGTATATTTCCACAACCCTTATGAAGATTTGTTTCAAGAAGATATTCTAAATCATATATAGGCTCACCAAAAGCAGCCATTCCCATTGTAATATATTCATCTTCTTGCGGTTTTAATCCTAACCTCTGAGTTATTGCAGAATAGAATAAACCTAATGAATATGGGTATTTCTGTGACCATACCTTCTTCTTTTTATACCAAATAGAACACGTATCCCATTCTCCTATAGCATCTATTATAACACAAACGGGTTCATTTGTAAACGGTTTTGTGTAATAAGATGCTGCAGCGTGAGACCAATGATGATGAAATGATTTAGTAGTGAGTTCTCTAAATTTAAACTTTTGACCAGAATATAACATTCGAGTGCTCTTAAGAATTGGTTTCTCGTAGAACACTTTAATGCCTTGATCTTTAGGCATATCGGGATGTAAATATTTGTCATTCTTTAAACGACTATAACGTTCAGCATGACCTGCGTATATTATGTTACCATTCAAGTCAATTATCGTTTTAGCCGCATCATGAAATCCATAAGACAGACCAGTAATCATGATTTTATTTATAAGACAAAAAAAGGGAGGCCTAAGCCTCCCCTTGAGAGTTTGTAGTTAACTTACCCTTATGAAAGGATATTAGTTACCTTTGTAATTCTGTAGTATGGGTTGGCCCTAACAGCGCCAACTGATCCGTCTACAGCTACAAATGGGTTAGCAATCATTCCATATCGAGTTTTGAAACCGATTTTTGGTTGAAATGAATTCTCACCAACTGCTCGCACCATAGTTAGCGGTACGTATGGGCAGTAGAAGAGACCTGCGTCGTAAGGATTAGGTCCTTTATAGCCTAGAGTACAGTAATCTGTAGAGGCATAAGGATCTAAATAAACTTTCATTCCACCTGAAAGAGTACCAGCAAAAGTTGTGCCAGTATCGTCAACTGAAAGTCCAGCATTTCCTGCGATTGCAGGTGTGTAGTCTAACATTCCAGAAGCTGAAAGAGCAGCAGCAACGTCAGAAGAACACATTAAGAAGTTTCCTTTACCTCTTCGTGTTTCTTTTGCAATTACGTTAGCTTCTCTCATTAACTGAACTAGAAGACCTTTGTACTTCTCAACTGACCAACGGCCATCTGAGTCAGCATTCACATCAAATGTACCATCTGTTGTGATGTCTGTTTGTACAGAACCCTGCTTAGCTCTTGAGTTAATAGTTCTAACAACTTCTCTGTTGATTTCCGCTAGGATTTCTGCAGAGAGGATATTAGCTAATTCAGACTCAGCGTCCAATCCGTGGATTGCTTTTAAGTCTTGTGCCAATTCCATTGTGTATTCAGCTTTAAGTGCTCTT